TGCTAAAGAAGGTTAACGAGGCAGGAGCATATATGAATAACCTGTACTCATTGTTAGACAATAAATGGAAGTAAAATGAGCCTAATTAAATTTGTATTTGGAATACTATGGTTTATACTAATATCTATTCCGTTATGCCTATCATTAATTCTCTTTATTGAATTTTATTCACTAATTAAATCAATCAAAAAATGACACAACCAAAAACCCAACAAGCCGAAGTATTATTTTTATTATTATCAGGAACACAGACTACTCTAACCCTTACTAAGTATGGTATATGCAATCCAACGAGTGCAATGACACATTTAAGAAGGAAAGGAGTTACGATCCTGTGCGATAATTATAAACTTTTAAATAAGTTCGGTAGACCAATTACTTATGGCAAGTTCAATATTTTAAATAAGACTGAAGCCACTAAGATTTATAACAAAATTAACAAGTAGATTATGATTTGCATAGAGAAGAATGTATTTGATGAGAAGGAATTAACCCCTGCAGCAAAGTTATTTCACGGATATTTAAAGACTTCTAATCAATTAGAGTTATCCAATAATAAGTATGCTGAAAAGTTTGGAGTTAGTACTATGACAATCAATAATTGGTTATCCGCATTAGAGCACCAAAACTTTATTGAGATACTATATTTCAAAAAGACAAGGAAGATTAAAATTATTAAGTAACCCCTCAAAACAAACCCTGCACCCCATCTACAATAGATTGTCAAGATTGAGTAGGTGGGGTTTTTTGCAGGTATAATTCAAATGAAACAAAATTCATATTATTTTAGCCACGATTACAATGCGGCAAATGATGTCAAGGTCTTATTCCTTAGGCAGCAGTTAGGTATGGAGGGATATGGTATTTATTGGTACTTAGTAGAGGCACTGGCTTCAGCAGGAGGTAGTCTACCCCTTTCTATTACCCCTGTCCTTTCAATGCAAATGCAAGTACCTGAGGTAAAGGTATTAGCAGTTATATCAAATTTCAGCCTGTTTACTTTAGATAAAGACACTTTCTTTAGCCAAAGGCTTAATGACCATCTATCAATTAGGCAGAACCTATCCGATAAGGGTAAACAAGGTGCTTATAAGAGATGGAATAATAGGGAGGCTATTGGGGTGGCTAATGGGGAGGCTAATACAAAGAAAGAAAGAAAAGAAATAAATAAAGAAATTAATCTTATAAATAAGATAGTAATATGAAAACAGCGATGCAAAAACTAATTTCAGAGTTGAAAACTATTGAATCATACGATTATATTGTGGTAGGTATTATAAAAAGAGCAGAAGTATTACTTGAACTTGAAAAACAGATGGTAATTGATGCCGTAAATACTACTGAAAAGAATGCAGTAGACTTTTGTAATGCAGCAGTAGTTCAATATTGGAATCACGAAGGGTTATTTGATGTAGTACCTGATGCCGGAATTAAATATTATAACGAAAAATTTAAAGATAATGAGTAATTTAATAGTACCTCCTAACAATAAGAAGGTAGAACAGAGCATATTGGGTATTCTACTTATTGAATCTAAGACTATACCTGATGCAATTAATAAGATTTCAGTTGATTTTTTCTATCATCTTAACCATCAAATCATATATAAGGCTATTCAGCACCTTTACGATAAGATGGTTGGAGTAGATTTGGTTACGATAGTTAACCATTTGCAACTTACTAATCAACTTGAATCAGTAGGCGGTGCTTATGAGGTAGTTAAATTGACTAATGATGTAGTAACCTCATCCCATTTAGATGATTGGATTGCGATCCTGCAACATCATTACCTGCAAAGACAGGGAATACAGATAGGTAGGGAATTAATTAATAATAGTCAAAACACTATTGAGATTTCAAATGTCCTAAACGCTGCTAGTTCTAATATACTTGATGCTCAAACTAAGGTATTTAAAAATACAGAGTTAGATATGGTTCATTACCTATTTGAATTAGCAAAGGAAAGAGATAGCATATCTGAAAACGGACAAATAGGATTAGATACTGGGTGGGATAGTATGAATAAGGTTATTAGTGGATGGGTAGCACCTGACCTTATCATATTAGCAGCACGACCTGCACAGGGAAAGACTGCATTTATGCTTAATACTATACTAAATGTACTTAATCAAGGGAAGGCAGTAGGAGTATTTAGCCTTGAAATGAGTGGAACGCAGTTGGTAAATAGACTATTGAGTTTAGAAACAAAGATTAACCATACTAATCTTAGGCATAATATCCTTACCGAAGGTGACCAAATGACAATTCAAAAGAGTATGGGTAAAATGGAGAAGTACCCATTGTATATAGATGATACTCCAAGCCTTAATATTAGAGATTTGAGGAGCAAAGCAACCATTATGAAGCGTAAATACAATATTGATATGCTATGCGTAGACTATCTTCAACTTATGAGTGGAGTAGACAGGAAAGGAAACAGGGAAAGTGAGATAGCAGAGATTAGTAGGGGTTGTAAGATTATCGCAAAGGAGTTAAATATTCCTGTAATTGCCCTGTCCCAACTTAGCCGAGCAGTAGAGAGCAGACCTGACAAGTTACCTCAACTATCTGACCTTCGTGAAAGTGGAGGGATTGAACAGGATGCTGATTCGGTTATATTCCTGATGCGACCTGAAACATATAATATACCTGAAATTGAAATAGGAGGTCAAACATATCCGAGCAGAGGATTCTGTGTTGTAAAAATAGCAAAGAATAGACACGGAAGTTTAAAGAACATACCTTTCAAATTCATTGGAGAACAGATGAGGTTTGATGAGTATAAAGAATTTTAAGTAAAAATTTTTTTATATGCTATAATAAGTTATATTTTTGTGTATGCTTGAAAAGGACATTCATTTAATGGTTTGTAACTACATTAGAACAAAATACCCTTCAGTTATATTTCATACTGATTTCAGTAGCGGAATGAAGATGAGTATTGGGATGGCAAAGAGGAACAAATCATTACAATCACACACTGCATTCCCTGACCTGTTTATTGCAGAACCGAGAGGAGGATATTGTGGAATGTTTATAGAACTTAAAACGATGGAGAATAAAGTATACAAGAAGGATGGCTCATTATATAGCAATCAACACCATCAACAACAAGCACAAATGTTATCAATGTTATATGCCAGAGGTTACAAAGCAGTATTCGGTCAAGGGTATGCAGATACCATAAACAAGATAAACGAATACTTTGAAAGCAATTAATTGGATATATGATAAAGAGTTTGAATTGGCATTTAAGAACATTGGTAGGGACTTATGGGAGGACTTACGGCAAGAGGTGGCTCTAATAGTTTTAGAATATGATAAGGATAAGATAGCAGATTTAGAAGCGAAAGGGAAACAGGTCTTTAAATTTTGGATAGTCAGGATATGCTGCAACCAACTGCATAGCAAGTATGGTAAGATGTATAGACTTTACAATCAACTGATTCCTGTGGAAGATGTCGTAAAGTTTATAAAGGAGGAGGTAGAGATATTTGATGACCAACCAATAGTAGATGCAATAGAACGGAAGATGAAGGACTTGTATTGGTATGACAGAGAAATATTAAAGATGTATATTGAATTAGGTAGTGTACGGAAGGTATCAGCACAGACAGGTATTCCGCATACTTCAATATTCATAACCATAAAAAACATACGCAAATGTATCAAGCAATCGTTTCTTTAACAGGAGGCATATTCCTCCCAATTATATGGCTTTACATATTCAAAGCACCTGCAGTAATGTGGCGATTAACTAAATTAAAGATGGGTAAGCCATTTTCCTGTGGGTTCTGTCTATCCTTTTGGATTACCTTTTTTTCTTTAATGTTCAAAACAAACTTTATAGATGCTATATTTATAAGTAGTATAGCACCCTTTATGTATCTTTATGTAGAGGATTTAATAACAAATAAATGGGAATTATGATTAACCAAGCAGACATTGATATATTTGAAAAGCACATTGAATTATATCAATCTTTAAAAAAGCACGACTTCATTCGTAACTACACAAAGGAAGTTTATAACGAACTATTATGCCTTTACATTACCTATGTAAGTCCAACACATACCTTCAGTCACTGGTGTTCAAGTTGTAGATCGGAGTTAGTAAGCCAACTATACAAATGGTATGAGGCAAACCACCCTACTACTTGGTATGCACCTGAACATGAAACAGAAGTTAAAGAAGTGCCTGTCGTAGAGCAGGATTCAAATAAAGAGATTACAAACCTTCCCCCAAAGAAACGCAGAACAAAGAAAACTATCTAAACAAATCAAAAACCAAATCAAATGGAACAAACCAAAAAAGAAAAAATCAGGTTAGGCAGTGGTAAAAAGAGAAATGAATCTTGGATTACTTCATCACTATGTTTATCCGAAGCACACAAACACTCCTATCATTTTGAAGGCAAGGAGTACATTAACATTAATATCAATATTGCTGATACCCCAAATCAGTATGGTAAAGATGTGTCTATTACTTTAAACGACTACAAGAAAGAAACAGACCTATCTTCAAAGATTTAATGAAGAAGCATACCAAGATATATATGGATTACTTTGGGTATGGTATAGATGACTTTATCCCTTGTGAATCCTGTGGCACTAAGGCAGTAGACATACATCACATAGAGGCACGAGGTATGGGTGGTACAACTAATAAAGATACCATTGATAACTTGATGGCTC